GACATATTCAAGATTGGTTATATCAGCTTCAGATTCAGTTTTCTCCGCCTTAGCTTCATTAAGAGCAATCTCAGATTCAATAAGAGCGATTTCCTTCTCAAGCTTTTTAATTTCAAGCTCTTGAATTTTAACCTGCATTGGGTCTGGTTCTGGCTTATAATTTTCAATTTTATGAGCCAACTCAGGCATACGCTTCAGCTTGGCGATGTCTGATAAAATCATCGTCTGGAAGCTTGTATCCATGTTAGGACCAATTGTCTGGAGCATAAACGCCAAATCCTGAGACTTAGCATTGTCTACTTCAGCCGTAGAGATATCGACTTCCATGTCGAAATCACCAGCAAGGTCTTCACGTTTTACTGTGACAAACTTGGTATTGGTAATACGAACGGTCTCTTCTTCAGAAAGAAAAGCCCCATTCATAGCAATGATCTTACGACCTACTTCAGTAATACCTTGAGCCAAACGACGAAGAATAGCCATTTCACGCTTAGAAGCTGCATCTAATGCACCTCTAATACCTGCTGCTACGTCACCATATCCTTCACCAGACAAGCCACCAGAAAAGCTTTTTACACCAGTTAGTGCTTCTGCTTCTTGGTTCTGAACCTGAAGCATCTGCAATGCAGACTGTGGAAGTTCAGGATACTTGTGCTGAATGTGTCCATTGCTGGGAGGCATATTAGGATTAAATTCATAATCCTCTCCACTATCGAACCTTTTACGGTTCAGTGGATCAAGCATACCTTTGGCAAAGCCCTGCTGAGAGTTTGCTGATTTACCCAGCAAATCAATCATACCACGGCTCACAGCACCAAGAATTCTCTGGTTATCCCCCAGCAGCTCAGCATCAGGCTCACCGTAAAGCTCACGCTTTACAGGTAAATAAGGAACCACAACAAATGGAAGCTTCTGATCCGGGAACGGATTAAGCTCCATACGAATAAGCTGATTGCCTATCCATGTAGCCACAAAGGGAACCAACTCAGAAGAGTTCTCGCCATTGATATTGTAGAAACCCCAATACTCATATGCAGTGACCTTTTTACGTGGTCCCTTCATATTGAAGTTATCAGGTGTCTTTGTTTCGTGATCTGGGTCAGTGTTAGGAGAGTTATTCTCCCACACGATCTTATCCAGATTTTTATATCTACCTTCTTTTTCAAGCTCTGCTTTGCAGGTCTCAAACGAGACAATTACAAACATAGCTTTGTTGATATCACCTTCTGCTGAAGGATCGATATGAACATTACGAGGGTTATGAACCTTTACCGTAGGCTTATTGATGATGATCTTTTCGACTTCTACAGTCTCAGTACCATCTTCCACAGCAGTTGTAGCCTGTCCAGTTTCGTTGAAATAATCAACAGCAGCTTTGATCTCAGGAGCAATAGACTCATCGTATGTACGTGGGTCTTGCTCACTAAGCTCAACAGCCTGCATCAATTCCATTAATTCAGGATTTTGATCGTCTGTTTCGTCACCAGCTTCTTCAATAGCAAAGTGAGAATATACAGGGACTTCTTCTTTGACTTTAATAGTCTGACGTATCCAGCCTGTTTGAAGAATAGCTGTACCTTCATCGACTGTCGATCTGACATAATCGTCAATGAATTTTACACGATTCATTTTAGTCTTGAATTGATAATTCAAAACTAGTTCATTCTGCTCTGCTGCAAAAGCATCTTCGAATGTAACAGGGCTGATCTTAAATAGCTTGTTTGTACCAAGGAATGGTTCAGTCAATGCAGAGTATCTCCACTCTGCTTGACGTCTGACTAGCTTAGGCTGGACACTTGATTTGCCCTTAACAGCAGGTACTTTTTCCTTACCTCGTACATGAAGCAAATCATTCCAGCCCTGAATCTTCAGCATCTGGCTGTCATGTGCTGTCTTCGAATTATCGAAATCAGACTTCAAATCTAACAGGGTAGGTTCATTCGCCCAATCAGTGAGCTTATCCCTAAGATCGGTGCTTTGAATAACCTCAGACATTAATTACCTACCCTGTTACTTAGTGCTTGTTCGGGCGTATAAATCAATAATTCGATTTAGAATACACCTAAAAACTTCTTTCGTGGCACTGCTTGTTTAAACTCATCTTGGCAAGTCTTAACAACAAATAGGATAGTTTCCTTATCATCTTCAGACTTATTCAATTGTCCAGTTTGAGCAACTCCAAACTTTTGCCATGATTTAACTTCTTCTTCTATGGTCAATGTGACCATTGGTACAGGTGCTGATCCAACACGAAGTTTTACCTTTTCAGGTACAAACTTTAGACAATCAACATCCGTCCGGTTTACTTGTATCGTCGTACATCCCACAGATAGCAGCAGCAGCGGTAGCGTGAGAAATCCTGTAATCTGTAGTTTCATCAATGGTCTCCTGTGTCTTTTGTACCAATTCATCAAGAGAAGCATCTCTCTCAGAATTTTCAATTGCAGCTTGGGCTGCAACTACTGCCACTTCACTCGTGGCTGTTGCTTCCCGTGCTACCTGTGCAGAATCTGCTGCATCTTGTTTGGCTCCAAAATACTGATTGAATAGGAACCAAACCAGAAGGATCGCCAATACAGCAAGAATTACCTTACCTAATAGACTACCTAAAAACGCATATAATCTGGGCATTAAGCTACTCCTTTTGTCTTCTCATAGGTCTTAATACCATAGACAGCAGCAGCCCATGTGTAGGACATACCAGCAGCAACAATATCAAATTCTCCAGTAATCAAAGGCTGAAGAATGGTAGTCCATACCATAATAGCTATTGTTGCCCAATCTAAAGTTGGACGAGCCAATCTCACATATAGCTGATAGATTTTAGTATGACGGATAGGATGATCCGGCATATTGATGACGCTTGGTGCTAATTCGTCCATAAACCCCCCGGTTAGACTTGTGGTACTACACTTCTTTGAAATTCCAGTTCAACGATATGTTCTACATTAACAGGTGGAGTAAGAGTGTTATTCGTTATCTGAATACCCACTTTAACTGCACCAAGCAGTCCAGCAGTTTCTGTTGGAGTCAACCAAGCACGGAAATACTTATTATCAACTGTCTTTTCAGTGACGGCACGATTTATATTCGTACCTAATACAGCTATGTTACAGCTATAATTAGCATCTAAAACAGCTAATACTACAGGCTCCTCACCTTCGTCAGATGTACGAAATGCTATCTCCCAGATAGTGGAAGTATTACCTGCTATTTGTGGTTTTCTCATATGTCCCCCAGAGACAACTGAATACGTTCTTTATTTTGAGTTAACACAAAATGTTCAGTATTCAAAAATAATGTGTGTTGTTCTTTACTAATACCAATTACGATCTTCGTAGCAGGCAACTGAGATATTGATCCAAAGCCTCTGGCTATTGCAGTATCTGTTTCAACAGACAGCCCAATACCACGTTGACTAAATCTAGTTAAACTAAACGCCTCAGATGTCTCAGTACAAAGCCCCACAGGAGCCGCTAGAGCAGGGTTTAAACCAAATGCCTGTGCCAGTTCATCAGAACGTCCAATTGGACTCTGATAAGCTCTGCTGGCAGCCAGAGCCAGTTCTGAACCAATAGATATAGATATTGATCTACGTTGCTGCTTACCAAGAGCAAAACCTGCATCTAACTGGGTACTAATACCAGTGGATCGACGAGCAGAGCGAGCCAAAGACAAAGCACTAGATGTCTCTACACAAAGCCCAACTGGAAGCACCTGTGCTCCAGCACTAGGAACAATGTTTATTTCTTGGCTAATACCAACAGAACGAGAATAAGCTCTATTAAGAGCTAAGCTGGTATTTACATGAGTAGATAAACCCAAATCTTTTCTTTGGGTTCTATTCAAAGCAAAAGTTGATTCAGCTTCAGTGCAAAGCCCTACAGCTTTACGTTGACTACCAACCAATGCAAATACTGTGTCAGTTTCAGTAGACAGCCCAACTCCTACTGGTCCATTAGAACCAGCAAGAGCAAAGACAGTTTCTGTCTCCGTAGACAGACCTAATGCACGCTGCTGAGATCGATTAAGAGCTAAACTTGTTTCAGCTTCAGTCGATAAAGCTACATCTCTACGTTCAGTTTTAGATAATGCTAAAGCAGTATTGGTTTCGTCAGCTAAACCAATATCGGCTTCACTACTTCCTCCTGCACTTACAGGTTTAAGCACAACTGATATTATGCCTGACGCAAAAGCGTTAGACCCAGCAAGTTGTAGAGTTGCACCAGACAATGTGGCTGGAGTTGTGACTACACTGTAAGCAGCACCTACACCCCCACCAACACCAGATGTACTAAAGTCGTCAGCAATTTCTGTTCCAGCAGCATCTGCATTTGGTGATAACCATTGATCTGATCTGAATTGAGTATTAGTCGTTCCAAGATCACGATCATTAGCAACAAGGTATAAAACCAAAGCATCGGCTGATGTGGATGTTACTGTAGGTAATGCTTGAGTATTCGAAGCAGCAACAGTGCTTCCAGCAGTATCTTCAATTGGGGTAGTGGTATCTACTCCCCTAAAAGCAAGTATACTACCAGCTTGGTGATTACCACTATCGCTTGAAGTGGGGGCTGTATCACCAGTTGTATAGAATTTATAAAAGGCAGTTAGTCTAACTGCACCTACTGCTCCTGCTGTACCCGTACCTTGTGGGCTTGAGGCAAGCTCCGTCCAGCCGGAAAGTGTGATAGCCTGATTTGCCGTTTCAAATATGGCAATAAGCAGGTCATCATCAGCTAACCCGGCTGGCAAGCCCGGAGTTATTGCACCTGTACCAGATGCAAAAGTCCCAGCAGCAACAAAGGTAGGTGCAGTCATGTGTTATATATATTAGCTCGCTCTAAAGAACGTGCCACCTGTCATGATAATGTCTGCACCAGATGGCGTCATTACGAAATCAAACATACATACTGGAATGATGTTAGCATCAGTACCAGCAGTCGTGTCTGGATCATATGCAATCAGCAATTTACTGATTGGGTACCACCAGCAGCCACCCATGTCTGAGTAGGCAGAGCCAAATCATAACGATCATTGGCGTCGTCTGGAGCTGGCAATGCTGCTAGATCAGCATCAGTCAGAACCTTACGGCCCATAGTCGTGTTTTCGTCCGTACTACCAGCTAGAACAGCAGCAAGCGTATCTGCATCGATCAGAACACTATCAGCTTCCAAACCAGTCGTATCAATAGGAACAATGATAAAAGCAGCGTTAGCAGGATCATTTGATTTGACCCTGTTATACAATTCAGTTGTTCTGCCTTTGGCAATGTTAAATACAATATTCGCCATTTAAACCCCCTAGAATAATAATGTTAATCTTTTTTAATATAAAATATAAATATAATATAGCTATTTTTAAATTAATTTTAGGTGTTGTTATTTACCCATGTGACGGTCGGAAAAGATTTCATAGCGTTGCCTTGAAATCTTTCAGAGCAAGGAAGCGCTCGTTTGCCGTGTCATCTTCATTCGACATAACGCCCCAGCATCCATTGGCGTTCATCGCTTGGATTCTGGTGTAATGATGGCAAAGATCGCCTGCGTATTTTTCCAGCATCCCGTAATAATATGTCATTAAATCGCCGAACCGGCTGTCGTTAAGCAATGAAGCATAGAACAACTCGCGTCTGTTCTCGGCTGTTACAGTCGTGCTGGCAATTTCCGTCCAATATGTGACATTGCTGGTAACTTGGTTTGTGTGGCCCAAAATGCACTTGAATATCTTGCCGCCATCCTTAACCAGATTGCCCACAACATAAGCCGTTGCCGCACTCCATGCAGAGGCACTATCTGGCCAGCCCGATAAGACTAAGTGATGGTTGCACTCATATTGTCCGAAGCGGTAGCGGTCTTTCGATAGCCCCTTGCCCACTGCGTAATTCGCAATATCAAGTCGCCATTGCTTTATGTTCTGGCCAACAGGATCAATGAATGTCGTTTGCGCTATGGCGAAAAATTTGTCTTTCAAAGTGTTGATTGCGGTCGTCTGGTTCGCAGTCGTGTAAAGCAGCTCTTTGTCCGCAGTGGTAAATCCAGTGGATGAGGATGTGTAATCGCCGGGATTTGCCGCAGCCACACCACCACCCCAATAATGGGCGGCGCTTATGCCATCGACCTGCAAATGGAAATTATTGTAATCGAGATACTTGCTAACAGATGCGAAGCCACCCGCAGCTTGTCCTTCAATCCAGTAATATGGCCGCGCTCTGCCATAAACCGCAGCCCGTGCATCCCATATCTCGCGGATGCGCGCCAAGCGGGTTGCCACCCATCTGTCACCGGCCCGCGCTGTTGCAGTGTTATCGTAAAGCACCGAGAAGTTAGCGTTAGTCGTGGCTTGGAAAGCAGCGCCGATAGGTTGGTCGCCAATCGCCTGATATACTTGAACACCGCTAAAGCCGTTGTAGATAAACTTTTGCCCGTTGGTATAGGCAACAGTCGTGTTGCGGGTTGTCCCTGAACCCGTGACGGTGACAGTCGGCAAGTTTGCAGAATAAACCGTTTCAGGTATTGCCAGCGATGGGTCGGTTACACCTATAGGTGTAAATCCAGCCCTAACGCCCGCCTCACGAACATCCACCGTCTGCTTAAAGATGAAATTCCAAATCTCATTCGATAGTGAAATATGAATATCACGACCTGCAGCCAAATTCTGCAAATAATAGTTAGCATCTTCTTCAATCAGAGCATCGCTATCAAATAAGCGCACGTTGAAATAGAGTGACGCGCCCGTTGCGTTTAGGTGCGCCACATAGTCCTCACGCTTGCGGCCTGCCCTCTGCTCTCTTTGCGCCGCTGTTCTTGAAGGATGTGCAAGGCTTGTCCGGTCTGGGTAAATATCGTCGTTATTGATGGCCAGAACATCAAGTGCGCGAAGCGTTGATGCCAGCAAGGCTGCGTTTGTCGCCGCCTGCGTATTAACCGCAGGCGCGCCGGTCTTTTTAAGGCTTACCGTTGCCAATCCGCCTGCCGTCAATGTCGCAACGTTTACGCGAAGGTCGAGAGTAACATTGCCGGGACTAGGCCAATCATACGTTCCGATGCCGGTGACACTGCTATAGGTCCAGTTGGTGGGCGTGACTTGCGGTGTCACAGTGGTTCCAGCGGGAAAAGTAATCGTATAATTGCCCGTTGCGGACGCTGGCAAGCTGGTATCGTTGTAGACCAGACCATAGGTTGTTATACCCAAGCCGTTCACACCGATGCTGCCGTCCCAGCCCCGCGCTACGGTAGAACCGGAACCGTCCGCACTTGCCGCTATCCCGGATGCAGAGGGAACAGCGCCGCGAGCCGCAATCACCGCATTGTAATCGCCGTTATTAATCCAAACCAAAAAAGGGCCAAGTTCATTGTTGCCGGTGCTGTTCTCGTTAACACCCATAATCATGG